GCCTACGAGCGGCGCGTCTCGCGCAACTCGACCAGCGCCCGTGCTTACGCGTGAACGGGGCGGCCATGCATGAGTTTAACCAAACCCCCGCCATCTACCCCGCCGCTATTGCCCAGATGTCAGCCAGCGATCTGGCCAAGTTGCCGATTGAGCAAAAGCGCGAACTCGACGCCAACCTCGACCAGGCTATCGGCTGGCTCAAAAAAGCGCGCACCAAATTCGACGCGGCGCTGGACCAGTGCTACGGCGAACGCGCCCGCGCCCAACTTTTGGGTGAAGGCAAGGATTCGGGCACCACACACATCCACGATAGCGGATTCGATATTGCCGTCGAGATTGGCAAGGACATCAAGTACGAGGCCAAGGGACTGGCGGAATTGGCGGCCAAGATCGCGGCCAGGGGTGGTGACCCGCGCGAATACATCGAGATCAAATACGAGGTCAGCGAGGCGAAATACAAGGCCTGGCCGCAGCACTTGCGCGAGCCCTTCGAGCGCCTGCGAACCGTGACCCCGAAAAAAGCGAAGTTCACGCTAAGCCGTGTCGGGGAGAAAACCTGATGAAAGAAATGCAATTTCATCCGGTAAGCGAACTGTTTCCAGTGATGCCAGAAAAGGAGTTCGCCACACTGGTGGCCGACATCCAGCAAAACGGCTTATGCGAACCGATCCGCGTGGCCGGGGGCGCCATCGTCGATGGCCGGCACCGCTACCGGGCTTGTCTCCTCGCCCAGGTCGAGCCGCGCTATGTAGAGATCGATCAGCGCGCCGACCTGAATGCGCTGGTGATCAGCCTGAACCTGCACCGCCGCCATCTGTCCGAGAGCCAGCGCGCGATGGTGGCGGCGCGTCTGGCCAACATGCGCCAGGGTCGGCGCACGGACTTGGAACCTTCGGCAAATTTGCCGGAAGTCTCACAACAGGAGGCCGCACATACCCTTGGCGTCTCCGAGCGCCTCGTGCGACACGCCAAGCAGGTGCAAACATCCGGTGCGCCGGAACTCGCCCGGGCGGTCGATTCCGGAGCGCTCGCTGTCTCAACCGCTGCTGATCTGGCCGGCCTGCCGCTTGAGGCCCAGCGCGAAGTGCTTTCGCGCACGCCAGAAGAAATCCGCGCCTTCGCCCGGGAGGTAGGTCGCCGTATCCAGAAAGCCGGTGTGGTGGGGCCTTCGGCGGTGCGTATCTTTGACAAGCTTGCCGAAGAAAACGCGCTGTCCGGCCCCGAGCAGTACGCCGTCGTCGAGCAACTCAAGGCCGAGGGCCCCGTTCTACCCACCCCTGCCCAGGCGCGCCGCATCGCCCTCGAAGGCGAACCGGGGCTGATGGTGCTGGGTTCGGACAACCGCTACTACACCGCGCCCGGCGATCCCGTGGAGAACGCGCGCATCGAGCGCTGGCTCGTTTTGCGTGAAGGGCTAGAACCCCTGGGCACGCTGCCTTTCCAGGCTGCCGAGGCCTTTGCCGCGATTCCGTCCTACCAAAAGCAAAACGTCACCGCCTGGCTTGCTCACGCGGTGCCGTTTCTCAATCAACTCAACATTCTCTGGAGTCAACACCATGCGCAATCCTGATCTCAATCACCTGCGTGAGGCCGTGCGCGGTGAAATCGCACACGCCTTTGAAGCCGTCGGCTTTGCCAAACCACGCGAAATTGCCCGGCTGGTGTGTGCCGGTTATCCCGAAAACATCTTGGCCATGGGGGGACGTCTGGCCGAGGACACGCTGACGGATCTGGCGCGACGCGAGCTCAAGAACACCACCCAGGGGCGCGGGTCAACCTCCCAGATGCGCCTGCCCGGCGTGCCTGCAGCGCTGGCCATCCAGTTGCCACCCGCAATCAGCATCCCCGCAGGCGAGGGTGCGGATGATGAAGGCGTGATCTATAAGCCCCTGGCGCAAGTCACCTTTGAAGAACTCAAGGCGCACCTGGGCATGCTCAGCAATCAAATCACCGCTGACACCCGCCGCCATCGCGCGCTCACTGAGCTGTACGACATGGCCCTGGCTAGGGGCGCTACGCCCGCGGCTGGCGTGTTTGAGGTGCTCGGCGCAAATCAATACGTCGAGCAAGAGGTGGCGTGATGGCAATTTCGATGAACCAACTCAACCGCACCCAGGTACCCAAGCCCCCGCGCATCCTGATCCACGGGGTTGCAGGCGTTGGTAAAACCACCTTCGCCGCAGAAGCCAACAACCCTGTATTCGTGCAAACGGAAGACGGCCTGGGAACAATTCCGGCAGCCAACTTCCCGCTGGCTCGCACCTTCGAGGAGGTCATCGATGCCTTAGCCGCGCTGTACACCGAAGAGCATGACTTCAAAACCGTGGTCATTGACAGCGTGGACTGGCTTGAGCCTCTGGTCTGGGGCAAAGCCTGCCGCGACAACGGCTGGAATTCGATCGAGGATCCCGGCTACGGGCGCGGTTATATCGCCGCACTCGCCTTGTGGCGCCAGTACATCGATGGCCTGAACGCGCTGCGTGACGACCGCGGCATGACGGTGGTGCAAATTGCGCACACCGACATCAAGCGCTTTGACTCGCCGGAGCACGACCCCTACGACCGCTACGTGATCAAGCTGCACACCCGGGCAGCCGCGCTGTTGCAGGAGCACTCGGACATCGTGCTGTTTGCTAACTACCGCATCAGCACCGTCAAGGCGGACGTGGGCTTCAACAAAAAGGTCAACCGGGCCATGGGCTCAGGCGAGCGTGTCATCCACACCGCTGAGCGGCCGGCCTTCCTGGCCAAAAACCGCTATGGCCTGCCCGAGACCCTGTCATTGAACTGGCAGTCCTTTGCCCAGGCCATGCCCGATTCGATCAAACCGATGCTTACCCCCGCTCCCGCCACCACAACCGCACATTGAACTAGGAGAAATCACCATGACTTCATTCGGACAAATTTTCGACGCATCCTCCGTGGACCCCAGCAGCGGCTACGACGTCCTGCCTCAAGGCAAATACCTGGCTCAAATCGTTGCGAGCGAGATGCGCGCAACCAAGGACGGCATGGGCCAGTACCTTTACCTGGAGCTGAGTGTCATCGAGGGACCGTATGCAGGGCGCAAGCTTTTTGACCGGCTGAACCTTAAAAATGCCAACCCGGATGCGGTACAGATAGCACAACGCACGCTGTCTTCGATCTGCCGGGCTGTGGGCAAGATGCAGGTCAGTAATTCCGAGCAACTGCACATGATTCCCTTGATCGCAGCGGTTCGGATACGCCCTGCAAAAGGGCAGTATGACGAGTCCAACTCCATTCGCTACCTGCCGCGCGAGGGCCAGCCGGCCAAGGCAGCAGCCTTTCAAAGCGCCGCGGTGGCGCCAGAAGCCTCGCCAGTGGGAACACCAGCTGCCAACGGTTTGCCGTGGAAGCGGCAGGCCTGAGCTGTGGAGATGCAGGACATCAACCTCACAACGGCGTCGGTGCGATTGCCTACGACCGAGTGGGAGTGCCGCCAGCGCATAGTGTGGCTGCAGGGCGAGATCGCCTCTATCCGCCTTCAGATTGCCACAACCGACATTCGGCGTCAGACCGAAAAAAAGACCCTCGACCCTGCTTGGTTTCATCGCGCCAAGACCGCGCAGCTCGCTCGGCAGCGGGAACTGGCCGAGGTGCTTGCGCACCTGGGTACTTTCGGGCCGCGCCGCGATGGCTTTAAGGATGCCTTGATTGCAGTGATGCGGGCCGAGTGCGATGACCAGGCGTGGGCGGGCCTGGTGCAAAGTGCGCGAGACCTGCAGGCGAGCCAGGGGGAGCACCATGGCTGAGCTGCCCGCCATCACCAGCCTGACCCGCGAGGCCATCTTCGCGGGCTATGAAGCAGATGCCAGTGACGGGTTTCGCAGCCACCTAGGCGCGTCCCTGATTGGCAAGGCATGTGAGCGAGCGCTTTGGTACGACTTTCGCTGGACCACCAAGGCCCGGTTCGAGGGGCGGGTACTGCGTCTCTTTGAGACCGGCAACCGGGAGGAGGAGCGCCTGGTGCGTAACCTGCGCCGCACCGGCGCAACCGTACTCGAAGTCGATCCTGAGACCGGGCGTCAGTTTCGGGTGCAGGCCCACGGTGGCCACTTTGGGGGCTCGCTCGATGGTGTGGCCCTCAATTTGCTTGAAGCGCCCAAAGCCTGGCACGTGCTGGAGTTCAAGACCCACTCCAACAAAAGCTTCACCGATCTGGTGGCCAAGCAGGTGCGGGAGTCAAAGCCGCAGCACTTTGCCCAGATGCAGATCTACAT